AGCTTAGATTCTTTTTCGGATCGTGTGCTTAAACCTGCTATTGCAGCGATTGCCAACAAAGTAGACGCTGATGGTCTGACGATGGCTAAAAACAATACCGCCAATACCGTCGGTACTGCCGGAACAACCCCAAGCGCATTGCTTACCTTTCTGACTGCCCAAGCCTTTCTGGACAGCGAAGGCGCACCTCGTGACGGTAAGCGTTCTTGCATTATTGAGCCATTCACTTCAGCCTCAATTGTTGACTCGCTCAAGGGCTTGTTTGTTCCATCGAACGTGATTGCCGATCAGTACAAGAAAGGCATGATGGGTCGTGACTCAGGCGGCATGAACTGGTACATGGATCAGAACGTTGTGAACCAAACCTACGGCAGTTTTGCAGGGACTGGTGCTGTTGCTACGACGACCGCTACGGGCTTTCTGACTAGCGGTTGGGCATCAACATCAACCATTGCTCTGATTGCAACTGGTGCTGTCAGCTTAAACGTTGGCGATACCATCCAAATCGCAGGCGTGTTTGCTGTCAACCCACAGAACCGTGCAGCATACGGCACAAACAAGCTACGCAGCTTTGTTGTGACTACCGCTGCTGCCGGAACTGGTACAACGTTTAACGTAACGGTTTCGCCTGCTGTCATTACCGCTGGTCAATTCCAAAACGTGTCAATCCCGACCACTTCGGCTACCGCTGCTGTGACTTTCTTTAACAAGGCTGGTACTGTTTCGCCACAAAACATCGTGATGCACAAAAATGCTTTCACTTTGGCTTGTGCTGATTTAGAGCTGCCAGACGGTGTGCATTTCGCAGGTCGTGCCTCTGATAAAGAGCTAGGACTTTCGATCCGTGTTGTCCGTCAGTACACCATCAACAACGATTCGATCCCGACTCGTTTAGATGTACTGTACGGCTGGGCGCCCCTGTATCCCGAACTGGCCTGCCGAGTCGCAGCCTAATTTAGTGGGGGGTAAAAGCCCCCCGTTAATTAAAATCAAAGGAAATTATCATGTCGAATCCAGGCCCAGCAGTAACCATTAGCTCGCACCCACAGGTTGCGGGTACTAACCAAGCAATTCGTTTGCTTGCATCGTTTCAAGGCGTTAACTGTAACGTTTTGGGCGATACCGTGTTGCCTATCATCAACACAAGCAGCTACAGCGTTTCTAACGTTATCTTTACCAACGCAAGCACAAGCCTAACAACTGCTGCTGCGGGACTGTTTACAGCCCCAGCTGCGGGTGGTACGGGTATTGTTGCAAACGCAGCGTTGTCGGCTCTTTCGGCGGCATCTGTTGTATCGCAACGTTCAGTAGCAAGTACAGCAGCTCAAGCAGGGCAAAATCTCTACTTTAACGTAGCGACTGCTCAAGGTGCTGCGGCAACTTGTGATGTGTTTGTTTATGGCTACGACTTGACGTTTAATTAATTAGTCAAAGCGTTAAGAAAGCCACTCAGTAAATTGGGTGGCTTTTTTTCTTAAAAAAGGATCATCATGGCTTACAACAGTCCATTTTCACCATTCGGGCCAACTTACTTAGTCGGTACGTCATCGGTGCAAGTACAATCAAGTAACGGCAATCAACCCACCAGTTATAGAGTTAAAAATATGCTGGGTACGACACAATACTTTTCATGGTTGCCACCACAGCCTAACAATGCAACACAAAGCATTACTGTGACTGCACCAACAGCGGGTAATCCATCTGCAAACACAATTGGTATGCTGCCGTATTCTGTCGAAATCTTTGGCGGATTACCTGGCAACGCATGGTTTGAAGCTGATGCGGCTGCTGCGTTTGAAATCACAGCAGGAGAGGGACTATGAGTTTGCGAGCCGTATCTTTGGGGACAAGTCCCGCAGTAACAAGCATTACTTCAGACGCTTTTATTCTAAGCTCTGCTGGCATAATTACCGAAGCAACAACGGCTCGCACACTTTCCGCAGGTGATAACGGTAAAGTCATTTACTGTACAAGCGGTTCTGCTACGACAATCACTTGTGCGGCAAGTTTAGGTAAAGGGTTTAGTTGCACAATTATCCAAGGTGGTGCGGGTAAGGTCACAGTCGCAGCTGGCGGTCAGACGCTTGTATCTTATTCGAGCTTGTTCAGTACGATGGGTCAATATGCGGTTGTAAGTGCAATTTGTCCTGTTGCTAATACTTTCCTGCTTGCTGGTAATTTAGGAGTCTAATATGGCAGTCACATTATCCAGTTTGGCAGGCGCAGCTGCACAATTCTTTGATAACAACGGTGTGCCACTTTCAGGTGGATTGATTTATACCTATCTTGCAGGCACTAATACGCCTGCCGCAACGTATACATCAAGCACAGGTTTAATAGCTCATTCAAATCCTATTGTGCTTGATGCAGCAGGGCGCATTGCAACTGGCGAGGTATGGCTAACGTCAGGAATAGCTTACAAGTTTATTGTTCAAACTTCACTTTTTGTTCAACTCGGCTCATACGACAATATTCCAAGCATTAACGACTTTACATCTATTTATGCTGATCTCGCAAATACAGCAAATCCCGCATTAGGAGATGCTTTAGTTGGGTTTAGACAATCAAACAGTTTGGGAAATTTAACTGGTTCTGTTGGTCGCACCGTTCACCAAAAATTGCAAGAGTCAGTAAGCGTTAAGGATTTTGGTGCTGTCGGTGATGGTGTGACGGACGATACCGTTGCTATTCAAGCTGCTATTGATTATGTCAATCTTAACGGAGAGGGTGAGTTACTATTTCCGTCTGGGAACTACATCATAACCTCTACTCTCATTATTAACCCATTAGGGGCGGATTCAATCGTACGGAATATTAGATTAGTCGGGGCAGGCGGAGATTTAGCAGGCGGGACAGGATTAATATATCAAGGGAATGTTGGTGGTTTGTTAGTAGTCAATAGTCCGTTGTTCTTTTCTTGCGAAGATATAAGTTTCAGAAACAATGTATCTGGGCTGGATTATGTAGTGTTGATTGACGCAGGAAATGAACCACAGCAAACAGGTCGTAACGTTTACTTTAAACGCTGCACGTTTTTGGGAGAATTTAATTCAATAGATACGGCTCAAGCAGATGTATGGGTTATCAACCAAAAAACGGTGTTGTTTGAGCAATGCAGGTGGGCTGGGGTTTCTGGATCAGGCACAGCTTTGCGGATTGGTGATAACGCATCAAGCAATGTTGACAAATTTTTTAGCGGTGCGTGTATTAATACAGATGTTCGCTCAAGCGTGTTTAACAAAGGTATAGATATTCGTAACGCTGGGGCTACTACTATCACAGCAACTCATTTTGATAACCCAGGCGCTGTGGCGGGGACTCCATCTAAGATTTTCTCAACTGGAGATAAGTTGATGGGAGGTGTCACAGTCGATGGTTGCACTTTTCTTGCTACTGCCTCACGTTCTGGACACGGTAGTTACACACCTATTGTGCAAGGTGACGGAGATGAAACTGTAGGCCCAGCGGCTATTGATGCGTTTTCTGTTCCAGCTATGTCAATTAGAAACTGTTTATTTCGAGATGCTTCGGTTGCCGTTCAAGTAACAAAAGGATACTCTAATTTTTTAGCAAATCAATTTACACGAAGATCAGCAGGGGGTGTTGGAATCCAGATTGATGCTGGGGTTGATAGCGTAACCATACAACCAGATAATAATTTTGAATCTCTTGTAGGAGAAGGTGGCACATCCATCTTGGACAACCGGACGCTACCATTTGCTCCGGTAATTGTTGCGGAATCCTTGGCAGCATTTATCACCCTTGTACCTGAAGTAAATACCACAATACTTTCAGCTTCCAATATTAAATTTCGTGGAGGGCTAATACGCATTAATTTTGCAATTACCCTTACAGTAAATGACACTAATTTATATCGAGCGAGGCTTACGGTCGACGGCATTGATGTGCTTAACACGACTGTTCTTAGGACGCTGACATCGGGAGATACTGATGTATTGCAACTTGAACGGATACTGCCACAAATTGCTGCGCCAAGTGGAGCAATAGTGCGATTGCAAGTGCGTCAGTTTGGCTCTGGATCTGGTTCGGTGGTGAATGAGGATAGTCCATCAACGGGCGTTACGTTCTTGCAAATTGAGGAATTGGATTGATAAAGGATTAACATGATCTTAGACTCTTTCAACATTCGACCAGAAGATTGTCGTGAAGATTACAAACCAAAAAAACATTGGTTTGTTCGTTTGTTTGAGGTATTAAAATGATTACTCCTTCATTTGGATTAACAGCAACTGAACGGGTCTTACCAAGGTTTACGCTTGACTGGACAACAGGTTCGCCCCAATCAGGCGTTGATGTTGATCGTGCTGGCGTGGCTACTTATGTAGATTTAAATGGCGTTTTGCAAGATGCTTCTGCTGACACGCAACGAATTAATTATTCAACAGGTATAGCGGGTTTATTGGTAGAAGAAGCAAGAACAAATGGCTTGCCCAACAATACAATGCAAGGTGCTGTTGTTGGTACGCCAGGAACGATACCTACAAACTGGAGTCTAATTCCTCAAGGGCTTACTCAAGAAATTGTGGCAGTAGATACTGTAAATGGTGTTCAATATATCGACATTAAATTATCGGGGACAACTACGGCGACAAA